TTAAAGCTTATTTTTTTTGTACCGCTAGAACTATCAGGAAATAATTCAAAAGCTGCTGCCCCTGCATCACCAGTAGTTAAAGCACCATCTATAAAAGCGGCAGTTTCGCCAGTTGCAGCGTCATCATAAAGAAGTTCCGCTGATCCTTCACCCTCGATCAAGCCTCCTACAAAAGCTTTAAAAGTGTCGCCTTGTGCTGTGATTTCTTGAGTGTCTTTTGTGATCGACATAGACCAACTGACAGTCCCTAAGACTGGGTTTACAGAAGATCCAGCATCGTCAAACTTTACTTGTCCGACATCGCCTTTTACCTTTGCCATAACTATTTATAGAAGATTTATAAATATATTAACCTTTTTCAGCTTTTTTTACATCTTTTTTGTTTGCAATTTGTTTTTCCATATATCTTTTACATTGATTGTCCCAATATTGTGGTTCTCTTCTACCTTTGACTGCTTCTATTGCATCTAGCATTTCTTTTGTGATTTCCATAATTAAAGATCTTCGAATATTTCAAATGTAACTCTGATTTGAGTCTGAAACTTGCCTTCTGGACTAGATTGTAATATCTCAGGCCCAATCGGTGCATCAAAAATCACATTATCAACAGTGATTCTGTTGAATAAATTTCTAAGTCTTTTGCAAATATCAAAATTACTGCCTGCTCCTACTCCTTGCTTTGAATAAATATTAAAAATAGTAAGACCAACAAGATTATTTGTGGCAGTTGTACTTGAGCCTTGTGTAAGGTATTGGCTTTCACCAAAACTAGTAATGCATTGAATATATAAGTCTTGATTAGAGGCATCAAAAGGAACATTATTAAAAACTAAAGGTATGTGTTGACCTGTTCTAAACTCTTCATTAAGACGATTTTCTATAGTTGCTCTGACTGTATTTAAATTCAATGCTGCCATTATATTCTCCGCTTAATTTTGTTATATTCATCATCTGCCCATTGCTTCAACTCTTTACCTATAAGTTCTGGAAATCCAGCAACAGTTTTTTGTCTTGTTCTGTACTGACCTCCCCATGATGGTGGTAAATTTACACCAAAGCAAACTGGCTCTGCATAAGGCAAATTATTTGATACAGTGCCGCTAAACTTTTTGATTTGTGTTTGCCAAGCATTTCTAAGAGAACCTCCTACACCTTTTTCTGGTTTGCCACTTGGTAGAATTTTAGGTTTAAAAACTGGTGTAGCTTTTTTTACTCTTTTAGTCCACTCCAAAGTTGTAACAGCAACAAGATCAATTACTGCCTCTTCCATAACATCAGGTATTTGATCTATTCTTATTTGTCTTGTCATACTTACCTCAGAAAAATATCAAAGCTAATAGCTGTATTACCTTGCTCATTAGTAGTAATTTGAATGATTTTATATTCTGTTCCACTAATAACAACTCGATCAAATGTAGTAGGTGTAAAACTTATATCACCAGCAGAGATAGTTAATCTTTTGTCTTGACTAGAGACTAAATCCGTAACCTCTGATCTTGTGACATTGCTAACAACACCTTTTATTGTAAAATCGCTTTTTACTTCACTTATACTGCCACTTGTAGAATTATAGATGCCTGTAGTGACTCTCCTATAAGTAACAGTTCCACCAACAGCCCGCATAGCTGCACTAATTCCTTTAATAGCTCCCTTTGCAATGCTCATAAGTAATACGCAATAACGGCATCACCACTTGAAACTTGAACACTTGTAATTACACCACAAACCTCTGCTGAATGGTGTATAGGTATTCCAGCAATGGTTGATGAAGTATTTTCTGTTATGTTTTCTGCTACAAGATCAACTGTTGAATTTTTTAATGCAACAACCTTACCAAATCTGCCAGTATAGGCTTGTGTGTGATCTGTAATAATTATTGCTGCTGGGTATTCATAAGCCATTAGTTAAGACCTCTTAATTGGTAAGTTTGCTGTCCCGCCCATTCTAATGCCATTTAAGTAATGATCCACTATTGGCGGAATACGATCAATACCAACCCTTCCATAAAAGTTAGGAGTTAAACTTATATTACCAATATTCAAAGACTGAAAATCTTCCAATCCACTTAAACCTAAACCATCTTTATTATTGTTTAAATATACAGCTAAATGTATTTGTGCGTGTTTAACTCTATCTGGTATTTCTGTATCTGTGTAATAATCGTCAACAATCCTATATGGAAAACTTAGAGAATATAAATGATTGTATTGGTCAGGAACACGAACACCGCTTCGTGGCCACTGTAATGCCTGTGTCTTATCTACCCTAGATCCTAAAAAGTTTTCACGATCAATCCTCTGAGTGCTTGTGAATAATGCTCGATTTTTTTGGTCGTCAGTACTATTTCCCCAAGCCACTACGTCATCAGACTCAGTTAGACCATCTATAAATGCTTGTGCCTGAGTCAGAGTGACATAGCTATTGGCTGATGCACTACCGACTGTCGCTACTATTGAGATTGCCATTTTTCTTTGCTTTTGGCTTTGTTTTTTTTACAGGAGTAACAGAGGCCGCTTTTTGTTTAGCAGCCTCACGTTCTCTTAATCGCCTAAATGTTGCGATTCCCATTTATTTTCTAAATGCACTAACAGCAGTAGAACTTGTCACTCTCACTAAGAAAGTGCCAGAACTTGCCGCTGCAACATCAGCATCACCAACAATAGTGACACCAGAACCAGCAGTTAAAGTGAATTTATGAGTTGAAGTTGCCTTGTTGACAATTGTTAGCTCAAAAGTTTGACCGACACCACCCTGAGTACCTAAAGCAGAAATAATAGCTGCTGCGGTAGGTGTTGTAACTGCTCTGTTACCTGTTGGAGTTCCATCAACTATGCCTTCAATCATTTCAGCAGTTGTTAATGTATGCGCTCCGTTTTCAGTCTTAATAACTTTTGTTTTAGTTAGTTGACCGAATGGGGGATTTTGTAACTCAAAAAGAGTAGCCATGATAAATACCTCTAGTCGTTGTTAGAAACTACAGTAGCGCGAACGATACCGATATTTTTTGTTTCGTAGACTTTCGACCAAGAGCCTACAGTTTCAAGAACTGTTCTTGTTGGGTTTACAGTTGATACTGCATATTTCAAACCTACTGGATGGTAGATGTAATGCAAATCAATTGCCATTGCCTCTTCTAAAGCAAGTATATCTCTGTCAGTTTGAGTTCTTACTGGTGCTTGCTCACCTGTTACCACTGATCCAGCAGCAAACATGAATACAGAGTACTCAGTGTTTGATCCTGTACCTGTGGTTGGAATATCATCAGAAACGATAATATTTAGACCCATGAACTGCCCAAAGTTAGGATTTTGGAAAGCACCTTGAAAAGTACCACCAGATGCTGTTGCACCGCCACCATTAACGTCAGTTGCAAGTACAAAATCAACTGCTCTTCTTTCCATCAAATCGTAATAGCACTTGCTATGCATAGCGATTGATGTAAGTTTAGAACCTTGATCTCCAAGTAAAGACTGAGCCTTTGCAACGTGTCTAGGACTTAATGCAGTTGGTGTATCACTTGATTCAGAATCAATAGTTAAACCAAATAACGCGGAATTACTGTCATTAGCATTTATTGAACCAAATGCACCAGTTAAGCAAGAATATAAATCCTTCTGTTTCTGGTTATTGATATATGCTGCGGTTTTCTGAGCAATAGCAGCCATAGGATCAGTTGAACTACCAATAGCCAAGCTTGCTAAATCCCTTGAACTAAAAGCCTTACCTCTGTGCAATACAGCAGCTATTTGCTGATCTGCTGTAATTTTTGATGGTGTTAATGATGAAGAATCTGTAAGAACTTCAAAATCACCACTTAAATTTGCTTTGTAAAAAGGTATGCGAACGAAGTCCCCACCTCTTTCTGCGGATAGATTTAATTCTGCTAGAGGTTGCACCACACCACTTTGAAGAAAGCTATCTGTTTGAGTAGTAGCTTCGATCAAATAGGGGGTAAACACCTCTGGAATAATTAAATCACTACGAACTGTAGCCATGTTAATTAATTAGATATGTTCACTTTTCGGGTGCAAACCCTAACTAGCGCACACTAGATAGTCCTATATTAACCGCTAACTGCGTTTTTGAGCATATTATATTTATTTATATCTGTTTTATATAGTCTGCTTTGCTCAGTAAGGTTAAATGATTCTTTTGCAAAAGGATTTTTTTCACCAGCAGCAGTGACAAATTCTGTTTGAACTTTTGTAGTTGTAGCTCCTCCTCCCTGCGGTCTTGGATTTTTTTGCGCCCATTGTGGCATATTTGCCATTGCCCACTCTTTGACATTAGTTCTGTTATATCCATCAACTACAACTACTGTGCCATCAGCCTCTCTTGATAGTTGATCCTTGCTAATGCGAGAAAGTGCATATTGGGGGTCATGCACGACATCAGCAAGGGCTGTGACTGCTGGTGCTTCAACTTCCAGCTGTCTTTGTCTCGCCCTTAACTCTGCTATCTCTTTGTTTTTTGCCTCTTCAGCCTCCCTATATTGTTGAGCCTGTTTTGCAATCGCCTCTTCATATCTGCCCTTTGCCTCTAACTCTTCTTGTTCCTTTTGCTGCTTAAAGGCAATCAAAGCATTTACATCTACATCTGGCGGTAATGCCTTTGCTTTTTCTTGCGCTTTTGCATATTGATCCATAAGTGCCTTATTGTTTGCCTCCAACTTTCTGACACTTTCTTTTAGTGCTTCAACTTCTTGAGGTGATGGATTTGGCTTAATTGGTTCTTCTGCCATAGATAAAAATTAACAATTATTAACAATGTTAGCTCCACTTGGTTCTGTCTGCCCAAAAAGCTGCTGACATTTTGCCTTTTGCAATATTTTTAGCGTGTCTAGCCTTAAAACTTTTTCGTTTTGCCTTATCTGCATCAGATTCTCCCTTTCTTGGTGGTTTATTCTTCGCTCCTTGCATGCCAAAGCGAATTAATTTGACCTTATCGCCTACTTTTGCCAATACAACATGAGATTTTGTTGGATGTGAGGGTGTTCTTTTAGGTTTATTAAAACCAGATAATCCAAATCTTTTGAGTCTTGGGTCTTTGCTCATCTGTTTCTAGTGTTACAAAATTCTGTTGCTTTTACTCTCTCACATTTAAACACAAATCTCCATATGGGTTTTATTTTTACAACATCAATCAATTTTGGTAAATACCAATATTTTAAACCATAATCAGTGACAGCACCAATGACATCACCAGTGCTAGGTCTTGCTGATCTCCAAAAATTTATAAAATGTTGTTCAACAATACCGTTTATGCATTGAACACCCATGACAGGAAAAGTAAGTATTAATAAACTCTTTGGCTTCATAACGTGCCAAATATTATCCATAAATTGACTTGGATACCCATAAGAATCAATATCAATGACATCAAAAGTTTTTTTATTATTTATTAATTCAAATAAATGTTGAAAGCTGTCTCCTGTAGTTTCTTTAGTGCATTTATACAAATTACCTTTTTGTTTATAATGCTTTGAAAGGTTGCCTTGCCCTGCAAAAAATTCAAGAATATCACCATGAATATATTTATCTAATTTTATAAGCTGCTGTATTTTTTCTTGTGGGTGGTGGTGACTGTCTAAGTATTCATTTTGCTTATATCTTAAGCGATCATGCTTTTCAGCATTTTTTGTTTTAAATTCTTCATTAAAAAGATTATATTGAAAGTTCATTTACCTTTTTTACTCATAGCCATGTTATGAGCCTGAGTAAAACTCATGCCTTCTCTCATCTTTCGTTTCATATATTCCATATGAGCTTTTGTATGCCCATGTGTTTGTTGGTGTTTTTTAAGAGTGTTCTTTTGTCTGGTAGTTAGTTTCATTTTGTTTTTACTTTGTTAAATCAGCATCTGCTTTTCTAGCTCCACCTTTGCCAGAAATGAAGCTATTCACTCTACCCATTGCCCACGCACCCATAGGGACATTTCTTGATCCACCAGACAAGTAAGCCCCTTGACCTCTTCTATAAACAGCA